ATTGGTTGCAGACGTCGCCCGCGGCGACGGTGTCGATAGCTCGGCGTTCCACGTAATAAAATTAGAAACGATGGAAATAATTGCAGAATATAAAGGAAAACCTACAATTGATGCGTATTCTAGGATATTATATGATACAGGAATGGAGTACGGTAACTGTTTGTTGGTCGTGGAGAATGTTGGGGTAGGATATTCAGTGCTAGAGAAGTTAATAGAACTAGAATATTCTAATTTATATTATTCAGTAAAATCAACACATCAGTATGTAGAACAGTATCAGGCCGAGTCAATGTCTAATACCGTTGCTGGTTTTACTACTTCTACAAAAACTAGACCATTAGTTATTGCAAAATTAGAAGAGTTCATTAGAAACAAACTAATTAAAATACATTCTACTAGAACTATAGAGGAAATAAAAACATTTATTTGGTATAATGGGAAACCTCAAGCTATGAGAGGTTATTCAGATGACTTGATTATGGCATTGGCAATTGGATGCTGGGTAAGAGACACAGCACTGACGGTCAACCAAAGAGACATTGAATATCAAAAGGCGTTTTTGTCTTCAATACAGACTAGCAATAGGCAACTAAAAACTACAATTTCTGGTATGCACGGTCACCAACAAGGCAAAGCCGATAGGGTGACAGAAGAACAAAAGAAAATAATAGAAGACTACATGTGGGTTTACAAGGGGTAAAAAATGGCAGACAACACAAAAAATCCAAGGAATAATCAATCTGAGCTTTTTAGGAGATTAACAAGACTATTTTCTGGTCCGATAATCAACTATAGAAGTCAGTCTGGCCGCCGAATTAAAAGGCAACACTTGGACAAGCACGGGACTACGTTCAAGTCTGCTAGTGGGCAGCAGTTCAAAAAGAGCACGTACAATCCATTAGACAGGATTTCTCACGATGCTATCGCGAACCAGCGCAGGGCCGAACGCTATGTGGATTTTGATCAAATGGAGTACATGCCGGAATTAGCTTCCGCCTTGGACATCTATGCAGATGAAATGACGACTGCATCTGATCTATCTCCGATGATTAAGATCAACTGTGCAAACGAGGAAATCAAATCAGTCCTTGTCACCCTCTATACAAATATATTGAATTTAGACGCAAACTTATTCGGCTGGTGCCGAACAATGTGCAAGTATGGAGACTTTTTCTTGTATCTTGACATCGATGAGAGCTTCGGCATCCGCACGGTGTTGCCAATGCCACCGCAAGAAGTCGAAAGACTAGAAGGTCAAGACACCACAAATCCGAATTATGTACAGTTCCAGTGGAACTCTGCAGGAATGACGTTTGAGAATTGGCAGATTTCACACTTCCGGATTCTTGGTCATGACAAGTATGCCCCTTACGGTACTTCTATTCTAGAGCCTGCGCGCCGCATCTGGCGCCAGCTTACTCTTATTGAGGACGCTATGATGGCCTATCGGGTCATTCGCTCTCCGGAGAGAAGAGTGTTCTATATTGACGTAGGCCAAATTAACCCTGCAGACGTCGAACAATACATGCAGAAGATCATCACACAGATGAAACGCCATCAGGTGCTCGATGACAAGTCAGGCCGCGTCGATTTACGCTACAACCCTATGTCAGTAGAAGAAGACTACTATATTCCTGTACGGGGCCAGCAGTCAAATACTAGAATTGAAAATCTTGCCGGCGGCCAACACACTACTGCAATCGACGATGTCAAATACCTGCGTGATAAACTGTTTTCTGCGCTAAAAATTCCTCAATCTTATCTTACAATGGGCGACGGCGCCGAGGAAGACAAGACTACACTAGCACAAAAGGACATTCGTTTTGCCAGAACAATTCAAAGGTTACAAAGAGTAATAATCAGCGAGCTAGAAAAAATTGGTATTGTGCACCTGTATACGCTGGGCTTTAGAGGGGATGATCTACTAAGCTTTAAGTTATCTCTCAACAATCCATCGCGCATCGCTGAGCTACAAGAGTTGGAACACTGGCGAACTAAGTTTGAAGTTGCCGGCGGAGCTACAGAAGGTTACTTCTCTAGACGCTGGGTTGCCCAACACCTTTTCTCGATGTCAGAAGAAGAATTCTTGCGAAATCAACGCGAGATTTACTATGACAGAAAGTACGATGCCAGCCTGCAGGCAGTCGCAGAGACAGCAGCAGCAGAAGCCGCTGGCATGGGAGGAATGGCCCCGCCACCCGGCGGAGACCCTGCTATGGGTGGAGAGGAAGGACTCCCTCCCGATGGCGAAGCCCCGCCGCCAGAAACAGAAATGCCGCCTGATGCAGGAGCAGAGCCTCCCCCTGAACCAGACACCGGTGATTTGCTGGCAGCGCCCCCCGGTTCTCGGCCATCGCCTAGAATGCACAAGGGCCCAAACAGTCACAGTGCCAAGAGATATGATCCTGTTCGCTCTGATAAAAGGGATATGGGTGCACGCAAAAGATCATTCAATAGTGTGGGACGTCCAGAGTTTGCTACATATAGAAGCACCAATTTGGGAGCGTCAGAATTATCAAGTTTAGCAAAGGGTAATGTTTTTACTGAACAACGTTCTAATTATAATGACACAGACATGATTCAAGAGTCTAGACTATTTGAAATCAACTACGAAGTTAGAACACTTATTGATAATTTACAAAAAAGTTCGGAGCAAGTAAAAGATGAAGATGAAGCATAATAAGAAGCGCAATACAGCAATTTTATATGAGATCTTGACACAGCAATTTACACAAGCTATTGTCAACAAAGATGCTGAAAAGAAGAATCGTATTGCTAATACTTTAAAAAAGTATTTTAAACAGGGAACTGTTTTGGGAGAAGAGCTGGAACTATATAAAGCCTTATATGAAACAAAGGGTCTCCAACGCGGCTTATGTGAAAGATTGGTGCTGGAGGTGTCTCGCGCCCATGCATCGAACATTGACAGAACATTGGTCTATAAACACCAATCTGCCCTGATTACCGAAATAAATAAAGAGATCTCTCCAGATGCATTCAAGACCTTCATTCCAAATTACAAGAGCCTAGCTTCAATCGCTCAGTTATTTAGTGCAGAAGTGACTATCAAAAGTAAAGTTCTTCTCGAACAAAATTTAATTGAGCTGATGTCCGAAACTGAAAATGAGAAAAAGGAAGAACTGTTACCAATTGATAATATTGTATACAACAAGTTTGTCGAGAGTTTTAATGAAAAATATGGCGAGAGTTTGATAGAAGAACAAAAGGAATTGATTAGTAATTACATTTCATCTTTCGCGGACAACGGCCTCAGTCTAAAAATCTATCTCAATGAAGAGATTGGGCGCCTTAAGACAGAATTTAAAAATGTAATGAAAAACCCAGTACTCGCTGATGATGCAGACATGTCAAAGAAAGCACAAAGAGTCCTCGACCTATTACAAGAGTCCGACCGAGTTCAGATCGATACCCCTTTTGTAGAAAAGATCGCCAAAATTCAGGGACTTGTTAAGGAGCTAGCAGGCTAATGGCTATCAAGATCAAAATCGGAACAAAGAACAAGCCGCAGACGGTAACCCGTAAGTTTGAGCTAAAGATACGGAAGTCTCTTGATGGAAACTTGATGATTTTTGATCACGCCGATATTGATATTGTCATCATGCCCTCAAAGAAGAAGATTCTCGCCTTACCAAAAGAAACTATGACAGATGCAGCCTACGGTGCCCAGAATAGACTGATGGCACACCTAAAAAGAAAAGGCGTCATTGACTTAGCTTCAATTCAGGGCGGCAATATTTATGGCTCCATGGAAGCGGTTCTGGCCGAAAGTGCAGAAGGACTAGATTCAGTAAAAATGACACTGCTAAACATCGATGGTTTTATTGACGAGGAACGACCCTACTTCGACTTCGTCCGCGCTGCTGTTGATCAAGCAGAAGACATGTACACAGACCCGGATGACCTGCACTCTACTGAGCTTGGCGATGTGCCTCATGCAGACACCAAGGGTTCACTGCAGCCCGGGTATGTAAGAGATCCGTATGGATTGTCGCAACTTTATAAGGTTTAGGAATTATTAAAATGAACAATGATTTAAAAATAATTTTAGAAAACTGGAACTCTTTCGTAGATTTAGTAGAAAACGAGACCGACGATAGAGTTTATCTTTTTGAAAACGGCGCACCATCCCCGTCAGAAAGCATGTCTTTTAGTAGGTTACATGAAAGGATGCTAGCTGGAAAGCTAACTGAGCAAAAGTTGTATGAAACATGGGAAGCTTCATTAGAGTATGAAATAAAGCTGCTAGAAGAAGCAGGAATTCTAAGACGAGCAGCCGGCGCCATCAAAAAGGGCGCCCAAAAGGTAACCCAAGCGGGCAAAAACGTTTTAAAAAGATTAGCTACGTTCCTGTACAGTAAATTAATTCAACCTTTAATGAGAATGATCATGGGGGCCACCTCGGTAGCAGCTATTCAAAGGGCCCTGAATTGGATCAAGGGCACTATGGGTTCAGGCGCCGTTAATGAAAACATGATTTCTAAATTTATGGCTCACCCATTTATGAAGAAGTACGGAAAGTACATTATCGCCGGCATGGTTCTGATTGCCACCGCTGCAGCGGTTTATATGGGCTGCGGAGAGATGGTCGATCTTATCTCATCGCAAAATGTAGATCAAATTGCAGACAAGACATCTGAGATTAGACATGTGATTGAATCAGCGGTTCAGATATCTACTGATGCTGGCTGTGATACATGTTCGGATGCTGGAAGCAGACTTTTGTCACAAATGACAGAAAACTCTAGCATGTCAGATATGATGGACGCTGCCTCAGACATGTCCGCGACGGGCGTAAATCAAATGACCGCATCACTAGAGCAAGCAGTTCAAATGCTAGGTGATGCTGAACAAGCTGGTGGCAA